TGGAAAAAACAATTTATCTATAATCTGTGTATCAGGTAACAATCCACCTGCAGGTATAGCTACCAAAGGTCCTAGACCAGGCATTGGATTACCTGCAACCATGTTAAGAGATGATGCATAACCTTCTAGTTTCAATCTAACATCTGGTGCTTCCATCATTTCTCCTGTAGCAGGATTTTTGATTACTTGATTTTTATCTTCTCCAAACATAAAGTTTGTAAGAAGTTCTGTTCCAGGAAAGAAAAACATTTCCTCTCCTGATTGTTCATCTGTATGGAAGAAGCCTTCTTCGCCTTCTTCTCCTGTGCCTCTAGCTCCTTGAATAACTCGTTGTACTTTTCTTCCTGATAATAATTTTTGTTGATTGATTAATCTTGACCATGTTCCTAATATTTCTAAGTAAACTTCTGCGAAAGGAAATGCAAGTCTTAACATGTCAGATACTGCATGTCTTTTATTTAAATCATAAAGAAGTTTTTGTGTTTCTGTCAATGCGTATGACTTAGCCATCTCATCAAGTTGTGCTAAATCATCTGCACCTAACGTTCTTGATGCATCATCTATCTTTGTACCTCTAAGTATCTTTGCTGTCTTAGCAGAGTTTTTTACCCATTTTGATGCTGGTTCTTCTGCTGCTTTTATAATTTCTTCTCTTAGTGCATCATCATAAAATCCTGCGTTGCCTTCAATGTACTTCCAATAAAATTGTCTAAATGCACTTGAACGAGATAATCTGTTTGTAGGTATTGCCATAAACCCTGTGAACAATCCTTCGATTACTTTATCGTATGTGCTAATTCTTTCTTTACTTAATGTATGAACAGACCTTTTCATAACATGATTGTCTCCATAAATAGCTCTGTCTTTTTGTAATTTATTTAAATAACTTTTATATTTTCTGTGGTCATCTAATGTTTGTGTTCTACCAAATGTAATACGCTCGTCACCAATTTGAAGTAATTGTGGTCTTCCTCTTGGTACAAACTGTGTAGCTCTTTGTACTTCTCTACCAAAAGCAATATGTTCTAGTAACTCTTTATCACCTGGTTGTGTTATCTCATGTCTGATAATGCTATCCATTCTTGTACGAGGATTAGCAGCAACTGACATTTTAGAATCTGTTAGTAATATTCTTGAACCATCAGCAAACTCTTCAAATGTTTTAAAATGACCACCAGTCTTATAATGTAATCTTGCAAGTATTCCCTCTATGTAACCATCTGCAGCATTTTTATCTGTAAGCATTCTTGCTTTTCCATATTTACCTGGTTCATCAGCAAAATTAGTTAAGGCATATCTCCATTGTGATAAATCATTTCCTTCTTCAAAAAATTCTTTTTTAATTTGATTAATTACATTTCCATCTATTGTAGATTCAAATCCTGATTTTCCACCTTTTCTACGAGCCTCTATAAAGTTCTCTAATGTAATAGCGTGTGAAACAGGAGCATCTGGTTTGTAATATCCTAACGTATAATCATCAGGTAAATTATCGATAACATTTAATTGTTTTTCTCTCATATCAGCTAATCTTTTTATTTGATTATCAGATAATCCATCAGGAACTTTACCAGTTTCTAACCAAGTTGCATGTAAATCAACAACTTTTCTAATATTTGCATCTGTACTACCTTCTGATATTTTTACTATTGCATCAGGACCACCACCTTGATAATAAAATGGATTAGGTAATTCACCACCTCTCATAGCTAAAACAGAACCAGGAGTTCCTCTAGAAACTATTCTAGATACAGATGCATCAACAGGACTACCTAAAAGACGATAAGCAATCTCTGCAGCTAGTGGGTCATCAGATAACTGTAAAATATCTGTAGCAGCAGCATCAATAAATCCATCATCAACAAGTCTTACTCTTTCAAAACCTTTTTCCATTTCTAAATTAAATGGTTCTAGTACACCACCATGAGTTTTTGTCATTGCACTTTGAGCATATAAACTTTCTCCTATTACATCACCCTGTATGTCATATACACCTTTAGCAATTAATCTTTCTGCTACTTCATCATCATCAAATCCTCTTACCTTATGGAATATTTTTTTTCTATCTTTACCCATAATCCAAGCAAAAGCAGATAAAGGATGACTAAATACGTTATCTAGATTTCCCATCCACATACGAACTTGTTCTTCACCAACAACCCTTGATGTCCATGCAGCTCTCAAAAGTATTAATGGTTTCCATGCTTTGTTCATAAAACCATCACCTACTCTACCTAAATATCCTGCAGTAAGTTCTCTAACTGTTTCATCATCACTAGCAATCTTGAATTGTTTTCTTGCATTCTTTACAAATAGTTGTGCATATTCTGTAACACTTTTGTCAGGTTTTACTGTTAATTCATAAAGTTCTTTAAGTGGTTTAGAAAGTTCTTTTTCAAACTCTGAACTTATAAATTCATCTTTTGCAATACCTTCTAACTTCGTATCTATAAGTCTTCTTTTACCTGTAAGGTTCATAAAAAACTCTCTTGCAGGAGAAAACACTCGTAAGAACATTCTTGCATCTGGCATAGGTATTGCATCACTTGCAAGGTATTCAGCAATAAGTTGTGCTGTAGGTTGTTCATATATTTTAGAAACGTTTTGTATTTCTGCTTGTGTAAGTAATGCTTCAAGAATTTGTGGTTCATCTGGAAATCCAGTCATAGCCATTTTAGATAAAACATTTGTTAGTGCTTCATCTTGTCTAGCGATAGAACCTTTTGTTGCTTTACTATCAACTAATCTAAATCCTTCATTTACTTTTTGAGCTAACTTATTCATAGATTCAGGATTTTCTAATGCCCACTCTTCCCACAATTTTTCATAAAGATTTTTTGTAGAATCAAAATCTCCTGGTCTTACTTGACCACTTCCATCAGGTGCTCCTGATTTACCTTTAGTTCCAGGAGTTCTTTTATTTTTTATAGTGTTTTGATAAACATCTTCTATTGTTCTACCTGCATAAGGTCCTTCTCTAAATGTTGCATTTAAAGCAGAAAACTTTTTACCTAGTTCATCACCAGCAGTAGATACTTCAAATGCACCTTTTCTTCCTGCACCTATTTGTCTATTTTGAAAAAAGTCAAGTAATTGTTGTGGTGTAAATTTACTGTTCTCAATAACTTTTCTACCTTCTTTTGTAACAAGTTTGTTTCTACCTTTCATAAAGATTGGTTTCAGTAACATAGCTAATTTTTCTTTGTTTTTAAAGTCTCTTGAACCTGCAACATTAACAGTTTTTCCATTTATTAATTTTCTAGCTTCTAAAATAAATTCATCTGTAAGTTTTGTATTTTCTTCTATAAGTATTAATGGTTTGTTTAAAGTATCTTTAAATACACCTGTTTTAAATTTTTCTGTATCTTTAACTATTGCTGGTAACTCATCATTTCCTACCCATCTATTTCTTGATGCATACACTAAAGTTTTTAATGTACCAACGTTTTTACCAGACCGACCTGAATTAATTAATTTATTTTTATTAAATACAACTATTGTTACATCTGTATTATCAACATTAGCTGTAGACCTTTTTGCATACCATCTTGCATTTGGTTGAACTGCACCTGGGTCTGATTTAAGTGCAGCTATTTGTTCATTAAGGTCTATATATTTTTGGACTTGAGCACCTTTCATATCCCCAAGTTTGTCTAATTGTAAAAGCTGTAATTGATTATTTTTTAGTTCAGCTCTTAACATTTTTACTTTTTCTCCACCTGCTTTTTCATGTTGCCTATATGCATCAATATCAAAATTGTCATATTCAATTCTTTGATAGGTTTTGTTTATGTTTCCTTTACCAATACTTGCACCTTCAGGAAGAATAGGCTTACCTAAATTATTTCTTGGTACACCAGCATCTGTAGTTCCTCTAGGATATTCTGCAACTTTGATTGCTCTTTTTAAAATTCTAGGGTCTGCAACTACATCTGCTTCGTTGATACCAACATAATAAACAACTTTGTAATCACCAGCAAAATCTATTGGTGAACCTATTCGTTCAAATTCTGTAATAATATCTTCTAATGGTCTGTCTCTATCTACACCTAAATCATCTATGTTTACAGAAGTTTCTTTTATTCTTTTACCCTCTTGTGTTTGTCCTTTAAAGTTTTTACCTTGTAATTTAACATTCAAAGATTCTAAAGTTTGTTTAGCTTTTATAGCTCGTTTTAAAGTATATTGAATTTGTTGGTCTGTAGGATTGACATCAAGTATACCTTTGTTTAAAAGAGCAGTTGTTTCTACATTTATTTGATTTATAAGACTATCTATTTTTTGTTCTAGTTCGTATCTTTTATTTAACAAAGATGGTGTGTCATCAAGAATCATGTCGTTTATTAGACGTTCTGATAATTGTTTTAATGATTTATCTTTAGGTAAAGATTTGTAACCACCTCTTGCTAATGCGTTTAAAGCTAACCATCTTTCAGTTTCACTCTTTGTAAAAGGAATATTGTTCTCTCTTTTTTTTCTAAGTGCAACATACGCTGCTTTATTTTTGTCTGTAAGTCTATCAAATTCAAATTTAGAATCTTTAAATCTTTTATTTGATTTCAACATTTGTATTTCTAATTGTTTTAATTCATCTTGTAATGATTGCAATACTTCTTCTGTTGTATCTTCAACATTGTATTTAAGTAACTTAGATTGATTAGCATCCCACCTACCATCAATTTGTCTTGCTTGTGTAAGTCCTGGCATACCTTTACCACCTGTAGGAATACCTAGTTCTTCAGCAATTTCTAGTGCTAAAGTATCAACACCATCTTGACCACCACTATTTACAGCTTTAGGAAATATGTTTGCTTCTGGTTCTAATAAATCTGCGTAACCTTCTGGTTCTGCATATTCTAAAAACTCATCTTGTAATTGTTTAAGACTACCTATCTCTTCTTTCCTCATGCCTGTGGTTGTAGCAATGTTATCTAATATTTTAAGTATGTCTTCAGCAGGTAGCTGTTGAGCTAATATGTTTGTACCAGCAGAATCCCCTGCTACTAATTTTTGTCCTTGAAACCATTCTTCACCAAAGTTAGTTGTAAAGTATTTTCTAGTTTCATCTACTGAAGTCATAAATTCTCTCATACCTTTTACAAGTTCTGGTGGTAAATCAAGTGCAATAAATTTTTTCTCTATATGTGGAAACACTCCTGTTTTTGGATTACCTAAAATATCTAAAACATAAACAAGATTTGCTAACTTAGCAGGTCTTGGGTCTTGTGGTCCTCTTTGCAAATTTTGTAAATTTTTTATTGTTTCATCATCTACACCATCTGCTAATTTATCTAATGCTTTTATAGCTACATCATCATCTACTTTTGCCCATCTCATCCAATCTTTTAATTCAAAGAATGTAAGATTTAAATCATTTGCATAAAGTTTTGGAGAAGGAAACTGAGTAAACAATCTACCCCATTTAGAATCGGTAGCATTTAGTTTCATAGAAGTTCTAAAACCAATACCTTTATTACCATAGAAAGTTCTTGATGCGGCTCTAGAAAATTTACCTTTAAATATTAATGAGTTGTTATCAAGTCTTTGTGTAAGATTTGATGCAGGTTCATCTATTACATTTGCTAACAATGATGATATTTCTTCTGGGTCTTTTGAATCTCTTAGTTTTTTAAGAAGTGACGCACCACCATCAATTTGTCTTGCTTGACCTTTTAAAATTATATCTATATTGTCATATGTGGTTTGTTCAGCAATAAGTTCTGCTATTTCTCTACCTACAGGACCTTGAAAAAATTCTTTACCTGTAGGTTGATGTACAGTTGCTCTAACAGCTTTGTTTATCAAACCAGCTTGTTCTTTAATATTTGGATTGTAAGTTCTTGCAGCTTTACCAGCTTTTGCCAAACCAATTCCGACATATGTTGAAGGGTCTGTAAATATTGTATATGCACCATCAATAAGACCTGACATAAATTTAAATGCTTTCGAGCCAGGTTCAAATATAGAAACAGCAGCTACACGACCTGGTGATAGTTTAACTGTACCTCTTCTACCTGTGTAAGATGATGCAGCTCTTTCTCTTCTATCTATAACATCTTGAGATATTGGAGCACCATATTCGTTTTGTATTGCTTCTGCAACAACATCTGGGTCTGCACCTCTACCTACTAATTCTTTATAGAGTTCTGTATCTTGTGCAAGAGTAGAATTACCAAAGTAACCTTCACCTAAGTTTACTTTATTACCTTTTGCAATCTCTCTAATAGCTTTACCTGCAAGTGTTGGTCCTGTTTCTTTTTGTACATTTTTTACTTCTGTATAAAAATCAGGATTAATTAATGCTGCTGCTGTACCTATACCAGAAAAAAACAATAAAGGGTTTTGTTGTTTCTTGTTATAGTATCTCATACCAGCAGTGCCATATCTTTTTATAAATTGACTTGCAGACTCTAAACCAACAAATGTACCTCGTATTGCACCTCTTCCAGCAGCTTTAATACTTTCCCACCAACTTCTTTCTTTATTAAGATACTCATTAATAATTGGTGTAAACTCTGGAGACTCAGCAGCAAGACCAATCATAGCTGCACCTACTTGTACATCAGGTGGTAAGAACCCATACTTCTGTGCAATAGCTGCAGTATTTTGTGCTATTTGATTTTGTGAAAAATAATTTCTTAATTCTTGTGCTTGTTTTTTTCTAGCTTCAGCAAATTGACTACCTAAGAAGTCTTCGTATGGAGATGTAAAATTCCATTCCCATGCCATGTTGTCTCCTTAAAATCCGTCATCCATCAATGCTAAAATGTCTGGACTCGGTAAGACGGCATACATTTGTCGCAATATAAAATTTCTATCCATCTGCATATCATTACCAAATTGATTTAAGTTGTTTGCTGTAACAGGTTCAAAAGGTCTTTCTGTTGGTCTATTAAGAGGTTGTGCATCTACTCTTGGTGGACCTGCTGGTGCAGGTGCTAATTCATCTGCAGCTTGTGTAAATAATTCTGCAGACTTTCTTTGTTCTTCTAATTCTTTACCCTCACCATAAGATGTAGATAAATATTTTCTACCTCGTGTCATTCATATCTCCATATTCAAAATCTTCTGGAACAATTAAAATATCTATTCTTCCTACATTAGGAATGTAACAAACAGTCAAAATATCTATTATCCATTCTGATTTACCATATTCTTCACTAGGTGTATACAAAGGTTTTGAGTCTTCATCCCACATAGGTTGTTCGTCAACTGTATAGTTTGCTGCAATTATTTGTGCAAACTTGTGATTTAAATCATCCACCTAAACCTCCTAACAATGCACCAATATTTGGTGGACCTTGTTGTGGTGCTGCTTGACCTTGTGCTGCTTGTAATATTGCTTGTTCTTCAGGACTTGGTTCTTCTCCTTGAGTTGTAAAATATTTATCAAGAATATTACCCATGTTCTTTGGATTGTTGTAAATTTCTACTACAGCCATCATTGCACCTTTGTCACCTTGCTGTGATTGTTGTAATAACATTTGATATAAAATCTCTTCTGTTCTTTGTTTAGTAATTCTTTCATTAATCTGTGTTAAGTTTTCTAAACCATCCATTTCTTGTTGCATAGTTTCTCTATCTATTATTCCAGCTTGTAATAACTGTAAGCCTGTAATAATTTTATTTGGTGCATCAAAAGACGCCATAGCACCATATTTTCTTCTTGTAACATAATTCTTATCAATATCAGATGCAGGTGTATAGTTTTCTGAAAAAGATGCACCTTTGTATGTACCAGTAATAGGTTTTCTTTTTCTTGTAAATAAAACCTCGTCCATCTCTAATCTTTTAGAATCTACTTCTTGTAAAGCATTTTCTAATATAGTGTGATATTCAGACACCATAGCTCCAACACCAGCTTCTAATTCCTCTAAGCCTCTACCTGTTACAAAAGAGTTTGGTGATATAGAGTCATCTTGGACAGGATATCCAGCCACGACTCTTAGTTGTCTTTCAAGTCTGCCTACCGATTCAAATAATTGATATGGTAAGTTATTAACTGGCTTGATAACTTGGCTACCTGGAGAAAGATAGTTAATACTATTTCTTCCTTTTCGGTACTGTCCTGACTCTAATTCACCAATAATGTTTGTTTCTGTAAATACAGCATCCTCCATAGCTATGACAGATAAAATATTTATCTTTGCCATAGATGCCATAAGACCGACAACTTGGTCAAACTGTCCTTGTAACTTATCAAATGAAAATCTTTTTGCAATTACAAATGCTGGACCTTGTTTCAGTGGGTTAGGTACAAAGTCTACAATCTTACGAGATGCAGGATGTAATATGTATGTACCTTCTATATTCATGTACTCAAGGATTACTTCACCATTTTCGTCCATGTTTTCCCATGAGCCATCATTTGAATACTGGTTATAAGTAATATTGTAATATTGTTCTTGTTGTTCTTTGTTATCAGCTTCAAAATATGCTTTAAGCTCTGGATACATTTGTATTAAGTTCTTTACAGGAACTTTTTGTATGATTGCAAGTTCTTGTGGTTCTTGCATATTTCCATAATATCCAGGAAAACAATCGTAAGGATTGCGTAATTCTGCACATGGGTACATGTTTCCATTTGCATCTGGCTTAGAAGTTATAACCCAAACTGCAAATCCGTAACCTGGTAACCATCTAGCTACTTGAGGCATCTGTAAATCTAATCTTTGCATCTTGTCAAAAGATGTAATAATTCTTTCTAACTTATCTTTTTTTGCTTTGTTCCTTTGACTATCTCTTGCATTTGTAATATGCACATCTAATGTAGGTACTTTACCTATTTTTTGTGCAAGTCTATCTAAAGCAGACAGCATTAAGTTTGGTGCAGGAAGTGTATAGGAATCTAATTGGTCCATACCTGAACCTAATAAATCTTTTATACCTTGTTCCCCACCATTTAAAATACTTCTAAATCTTGCTCTATCTATAAGTGCATCATCATGCATCTTCTTTAGATAAATTGCTCTGTCTAAAATCTGGTCAGGTGTCAATTTAACTCCATGGTATATCATCTAAGTCTAACATATTATAACCTTCATAACTAGGAGTGTAATCCAAACCCATTTCTGCATATGTTAATTTTTGTAAGTTCCTAATAACTTTCATAGGAAACCAACTTGCCATAACTATATCACTTTTGTAAGAGTTTTTATTGCCTTTTGATGCAAAATATGCAAGTTGTTTTGTGTATGCTATTGATTTACTTTGTGCTTCTGGTGACATAAAAGGTAGCTTGATTGCCTTTTCAGTAAACATAGGAGCTAGTGATGTAACACCAAATCTTTCATCCCATTTGTTTTTATGTGTTTCATGTCCTTCTAACTTGATACCATTTATGTTTGCAAACTTTTTAGTTGTTTCATCTTGCCTAATAGCTTTTTGGAAACCATTCTCTTCAATAACCCAGTGATAACATCCATACATGTCAAACCATTTCTTTATTAAGTTTCTAGCTTCTTCTAGTCCACCACCTTGTTGATTCTCCATATCAACCATTTGTAACTGTATTGAGTCTGCATATGTATCTACAGCCCATAAAAACCCTGCTTGGTAACCTGTAGCTGCAGGGTCAAGACCTGCTACTAAATAAGATGACTGTGGTACTTGACCTAAATCTAAATTGACATCATAACATTCTTTTATAATTTCTGGATTAAACAGTGCTATACCTTGTGATTGTGCTTTATTTAGATAAACCATCTCAAATCTACCTAATCCACCAGTTGTTTGTGCATCACGCTTTCTGTTCATCAACCATTTAAAACTTCTTTTATCACCCCATAACATACAATCTTTATGTTCATCTTCTTCAAACTCAGCTATTGTACACATAGAATCATGTGCTTCTTCTACTATTGTTTCCCATGCTTCGTTTTCTAATAAAGCAGAATATAAATCTTCAGGGTGTTGTCTTGAACCAATTACAACAATAGCTGTATGTTCTTCTTTTCTTGAACCTAAGGTTGTTGTCCACCAGTTTTTAGTATTGTTTCTGGATGCAGGTTGCATTGTAGATGAGAAGTCTTCTATGTCATCTGCAATAATTATGTCACAGTCTCTTGATAGAATCTTACCACCTCTACCTATACCTACCATTGTAGGTGATTTGATACCAGAAACTGTTCTAGTAGATACAGTAAAACCATTTTGTGACCATGACTTACCTGTTCTTGTTGCTGGTTTAAAATTACCACCTGGTCCACAAAAGTCTTCTTTTAGTGCTTCATTGTTTTCTAATGTATCTATTACAGATGACACAGCATTTTTAGATATATCTTCGTTACCACCTACCCATAATATTCTTATATTAGGATTTCTACATATCAACCAAACTACAAAGTGTATGAGTAGTTCTGTTTTACCATGTCTAGGTGGACTAAGTATCATTTGTTGTCCACCATTAAGTAATGCTTTATTGATTGACTTAATCCAATTATTGTGAAAATTTGCTGTTTCAAAAGGTACACCTAGTTCTGTAAGAAAGTATCTATCTCTAAAATTTTTAAAATCATCTAATGATTGTTTTGCATCATCTGATACTTCCCAGTTTTCTGCTTGTATGTCTTTCTCTAAATCTTCTCTATATGCAGCTAACATTCTTGCTACATGTCCTGTTGTACAACTAAGTGCATCTGCAACATCTTGTCTTGTTAGTTCTTCTGCTATTAGTTCAGCAGCATAACCTTCGTTTCTAAACTTGTCATACAATGCTCCTCTTCTTATAGTTGCAGCTTTTGGTTTATTTATTTCTTTAATAGGAATTTCGTATGTCTCACCTTTTTCTTTTGCTCTATGTATGCGTTGAGATATTCTTTTGTAGCATCTATCACTACAATATTTTGTTTTATTTTCAGGTAAAGTGTTATCGCAATCAGGTGCGATACAAATAATGTTCTTTACCATTTTGTTTTGTTAGCCCAATATGCTGCAGACATTTTACCTTTTTTGATGTTCTTTGCATGTCGAGCCTTAAATGATTTTCTCCTAGCTTTGTCTTTTGCTGACTTTGGATTTTTACCAGCACCAGATACACCTTGTTGTCCAAACCTTATAAGTTTGACTTTGCTACCTTCTTTTGCTAATACAGCATGAGATTTAGTAGGGTGTTTAGGAGTACGCTTCGGTTTGTTGTAACCAGAAAATTTTTCTCCTCTATATGTAATAGCCATTATTTTTTCCTTATCTTTTTTATTTTGCCGTTTTTAGTTCTAGCAAACTTATGTGTCTTAGTTTCTCTAATAAGAGTTCCATAGTATCTCTTACCCTTCCACATCCAACTTACAGTTTTAGCCATCAATCATCACCTGCCCAGTTAGGATTACCTGCATAATCTTTATCAGATTCTTCCATTATTTTTTCTTTCTTTTTTTTACAGCCCTTGATTTCTGTACAGCTTTCAAATCTATGTATCGACCTTCTTTATAAGCCTTAGAGGTTCTTTTTATTTCTGCAGCAACAGATGACCTAGATTTCTTTTTATTATCAAGATATTTTTTAGGTACACCTTTTTCATAAGGTACTTTACGTTTACTTTTTTTTCTTTTTGGCACTACCTTTACCTTTACGCTTTATGTCATTATCTTGAGAATGACCACCCCTAATAAAGGAATTAACTCTGCCCATAGCCCAAGCAGCCATGGAAGCTGACTTACTACCTGATGATAAATAAGCTCCTTGTCCTCTTCTGTATACTTGTGCGAGTTGTCCATATGTATATTTTGAATTAGCTGCTTTTTTTTGTAAAGTAGCTTTAGTCTTTGCGTTAATTGGTTTTCGTTTTGGTTTTTTCTTCGCCATTAAATTTCTCCAAGTTCTCGTTATAGTCCATAACAAATTTTTCTATCAAAGCATCTACTTTAGATACATTTGGTTTCTTATTAATTATAACGCTTCCACACGCATCAGATAACTCTATAGCCCAATCTTTTAAATGACTAGGCGTACGAAAAATGTTTGGACCTCCTTTAATATTAGGCATATCCTAATACATCCTTCCCATTTTTTTCTTCTTTTTTTTGCCTTTATGTTTTGGCATAGTTGCTCCTATTTTAGATAATCTATACATCCTAGATTAACACAAACTATCTTTTTATTGCGTTTATCTTTAGGTCTCTTACAACTGCCACATTTGTCAACCATTTTCATATTTTACTAGATAAAATGATAGAGAGGGGTAAGTCTAGGATTTCCTCCTTTACCTAGACTAAGACGGCAGAAATGCCGTCAACCCCTTGTAACACATCTTCTACCATTCCGTAATCTAAGTGCAGCTCGTTGACCACCCCAGTATCTAGCACTGTGCTTATTGGAACTATTAAGTTGCGTGAAAAAAATTTTTTGTTTTCTACATCCACAAGTTTCTCTGTTTCTAACCATTTAAGAATATAAGGATTTATATCTTTTGGCTGCCAGTAAAGGACTCTCGTGGTGGGGAAAATCCAGTAGAAAAGAAAATCAGAAAATGTTTTCATTGCTGCACCTATGGTGACTTTTCCGTCCTCATGTTGTATGTATACTTCAAAAGCTACATTATCTGTATCATATGCTTTTGTGTCTGTCTTTACCTCTACATACCTAGTATTTAGGTGTCCGTCAACTACAAACAAATCAGAACCTTTCATCTGTTCTTCCATAAGTGCATCTCGTGCTACATATTGTTTGTTTTGACTATGATAGAAGTTCTTGATAAGTTTCTCACCTATCTGACCAATATCATTCTGTTCTTTGAAATTGTACATCTTTCTCCTTTGTAACTTGATTTAAAAAATTATAGCACTATAGTAAATTTAACAAATAGTTTTTTACAACTACAGAGTTACAGGTAAGAGCTATCGGACGGCAAAAAGCTGACTGCATCTACCAGATGGAATGGGATTACCACAAAGTCAGTACCCAAGGACTCTCGAAACGAGAAAACTCAATTTTTTTTATGTGCGTAGCATATATGTCCGCTACTGCCTGAAACAACCCCCTACAATCGTACTGTAAAAATAAGTCTTTTAGACTTCATTTTTTACTGTAAGTATGTTAAAATACTACATTAGGTAGTTAGTAACTTATAGGATTGTTTCTACATCTGTAACCTGTAACTTACTCTAGCGATAGAGTTTATAACAACTTATAGGATTACTAGCTACCTTTTTTTATGTAGCTAAAATTACCAGTAATTTATTGACTACTTACATAATACCATACCCCCTAGTGCCGATTAACACTCGCCGTGCACACCAGCAGTTTGCTTTATATTATGTGTACACCAACGTTTCTTAGCAATATGTACATTGAGTACATATCGGTCGTAATAACACTATATATAGTAGGTATGTCGTTCTTTGTCGTATTTTACCTAGCCTTTGCATTAAAACGATACAAACTCTCTATATTGTTCACACAAATTACCCCTACTAAAAATAGAACTGTGAACTTCCTTCCCTTCCCCCGACCACCACCCCTTCTTGTACATAATCTGCATAGAACAGCATAACTTGTCTTGTGTTTAGGTATCTCTTGCTGTTCATTTAAGAGTTCCTTTTTTCGTTCTAGCATACTTTTCCGAAGTAGTAAAATTTATTCTGCAATATGCTGGGCTCTCCCTTATAAATATTTAAACCTTCCTTTCCTTCGGAAATTCCTTGCAAATATTTCCACTCAAGCTACGCAATAGGATACAAAACAAATTTGACAACTTAAAAAAGCATACTCCCTCATATTTTTGTAACTCTTTTATATCATGATGTAAAGCCTTGGTATAGAAGGGTTACTTAGTATTGTCATATAGAAAAGGAGAATAAAATGACTGATACATGGGTTAAACAACCTAAAGTCTATTCGGGTGGTGCATTTCTTAATACACCATTTATAGGCGTAAAATCTATCGATAACAAAACTGGAAAGTATATCTATTTCATTGGACAATCCAATGACAAAGGTATTCCAATCGATAGTACCTTACAACAAATCCCAAGTGGTAGTTACAAAGCTATCATGCAATTTCAAGATATATTGAGCGAGTGCCCAACTATATTAAAGAAAGGTGAGTTCAAGCTAACCAAACAAGGTAGATTACCTAAAGCGTTACTTGACGCACTTGGTAAAGATACCATTGCAAAAGCTACCAAAAACAAAGTCAGAACTCTTGCACTATGCGAGGAGGAGATGAAGTCTTGGAGTAGTAAAGGTAAAAGTACAGCTAAGAAAACATATCGTAGATAGTACATAGTGCAAACGCCGAGCTTCGCTCGGCGTAAGTGCTACGCACTTAGAAAGGAATTATATGCAAATTACATTTGAAGTAATCGCACCTACATTAGATAACAGTATGGTATCTCACATACAAACTTATGAAGGTACGCTTAAAGAAATCAATGATAAAGTAGAGCATTTATCTGCTACACCCAACGTATATTATGAGCCAATCAAAATCATGTACAAAGGTATAACAGTAGACTGCAACTATATGAATATCGTAGATACATTACAATTGCTAGACATATTCCCCGATATGAGTAAATAGCAACTAGGTTAGTGGTGGGTAGTGATACGCCCACCATTAGCCATATAAAAAATTTTAAACAAGTCGCCCCACTTCGTGCCCCGACACCCCACCCTTCCACCATAACTAGAATACAATTACCATAGCCTGATACCCCAACGCTTACCATAGCCTGATACCTCAACTCCTATTTATTATTATGCAAGGCAAACAGAAAAAAAATATTCCTATTATCCAATGCATAAATATATGCATCAAAGAAATAAGAAAATGTCAAGTCATTCTATGTAGAGAAACAAATTGCGAAAATTTCGCAAGTCGCCAAAATTAGTTTGAGATTTTTTCTCGTTGTACATTTTCGCAAGAACAAAGGAGTAATATGAAAAACTACAAGAAGGCTAGTGTACCTCGTGGTAAGAGGATTGCAGTAGCCTATGACAAAAAGAGAGATGCAGTTATTGTTGTAGACAGTTCAATACCTGACCTCAATGGTACAAGGCAACCTATACAAGAGATACCTGATGGAGATAAATTCCTATGGGAGTGTCGTTTCTGTGGTGCTACTACAAAGGTAGGTAGAAAGGTGTGCAGTCTATGTAACAAGGACATATCATTGGCTATCAAAGCTATGGACAAGATAGATGAGTACAAACAGCATGTACAAAACTGTGAGTGTTGTAGTTGTGAGCCAGACATCATTATCAAAAAAGATGTCATAGAAGTAGAGTATGATGAGTGTGATTGTATCTGTTCCCATGAGCCATTGATACCTAGTGTAAGAGATGGTAGATGGAAACCTGCACAGAGATGGGATTATGTAGAGGATGAAAAGAACAATGTTTGTTCTGTATGTTTCATTGTGCTACCCTTATCACAAGGTAACAGAAGAAAGTGTGATAGTTGCAGGAAGTCTTAATTAAACGCTACATGTAATACCTAATTCCATTTCATTCATTAGGTAAGTAAGAAAAAATTATGTGTAGCGTGGTGTTCATGGTTGTAACCAATTAGCCCTTTGTTCAATCAACTGTGAGCACCACGCTATTCATATAAAAGAAGGAGAGTAATGGATATGCAATGTGATGTCTGCCCTACGGGCAGATATATCAATCTATTGGTAGAAGCATGTGTCAAGAGTTCCGTTTATTACAGAGTTCAATGTACAACATGTGGACACCAGCAAGTAAATCGCAGCAATACTAAGAGAGATGAGAGGAGGTATATGTGAGCGAATTATACGAGCCTAGTGAAGGCGAGGCTAAAGACTATGAGGAACGATTGGAAAATGTGTTTGACATGCAAGACCTTGTTACATATTTTCCAGCACCGATAAAAACTATGTTCGGTGGTAACGTCATATTCAGTAATGACAATAAGCTTGAACAAAAACGTTTCAAGTTCAAAGCTACCAATCCTGTCGTGGTGATGGCTATGTTCTGGGAAAGTTTGTGGCAACAGTTTCTTATGGACACCCACCATGCTTTGGTAAATACATTACAGACTCTTGTAAAAGATATCAAAGATGATGAGCACAATACTGTGCCCACTGAATTGATTGAGAGTTTACTTAAGAAACTTGCGACTAGAAAAGCAAGTGATGAGTTGCTAGAACTCTTTTACAAGATGATGCCTGATGCAGTAGCTATTGGTAATCCTGATGTAATCGGCAGAAGTCAAGCAAAGATGATTGATGATAAAGATATCAAAGGTTATGTTGATGATATGTTGAAAGAAATATTCAATGCTGAGGAGGAGTAATGGATAAACCAGATGATTACTGGATTATTACACCAAGTGGAGATAGGGTACACTCATCTTGGCTTGATGATGTAAAGAAAGAGGAGGAATAATGAAAGATAAATTCCTTGAAAACTATAAGGAATATCTGTTCATGTCTTGTAAAGAGTGTTCACAAGATAGACCAGATGGTAAATCCCTTAGAGATTGGCAACGATTACAAATCGGTGTCAATGGAAGTACAATGATTATCTTTTGTGAAAGGTGCGAGGATATTGTTGCAAGATTTCAACATGATATGGACGTACCTGAATCATGTGATTGTTGTACAGATGAAGTAATAGAAGGAGGATATAATGAGTGGAAATAACTTCACTCCAAAAAAGATAGGAAAGGAATTTCCTAAGACAAGAAAAGGGGGGACTGCAAAGTACTTTACTGAAGGTACAGCAAGTCTTCTAAGTGCAAATATGGGAGATGTGTTCTTAATTGTACACATTGAAAATATTGGTAATGCACAAAAAGTAATGGCGAAAGGTAACTCTTTGAGAAACTCTGCTCGTCTATTTCAGTTGAAATTTGATACTGATAACCCTGACTTAGAGTTCAAGTATGCTGTAAGACAGTCAGTCAAAGATGGTGGTTATGTAAAGGTATTCGCCAAGATAATAGAAAGGAACTAATTATGGACTATGACAACAGTTTCAGTCCTGAGGTACAAGAGATGGTTGATAAGGTACAGAACTGTGCTATTACTGTCGCTATTCTCAACTACCTCAACAATGAATCTATTGAAAGAAACTTCAATAGACAGATTAGAGAAGGCTTCCTTGATATAAGTAAGCCTCCTACAAAAGAAGACATAGATAGATATGGTGCAGAACAATGTAACCAAGTTGCAGATGACAGATTCCCTGTCATTGTAAAACTAGCTATGCCTCATTATTGGAAGCAAGGTATACCAAGTGAACTTCACTTCAGACTTATGGTAGAAGTCGTTGTGAGAAATCTTGATGGTACTGAGCCTGACAAGAAGTATGCTTCTTTGTTTGTAGATGTTACAAAAGAAGCATTCGGTATGTTGCCTAATATACCAAGCCTAACTTGGTTGAACGAGGTAACAAACACAACTGATGAGTTCTTTAAAGAGTGGTCTGAAAAAGATACAGACCAAATGACAAAGGACTTCATTGATGAAATAGAAACAATGCTGAATAGTTCAGCAGAAGGAGAGGAAGAATAACATGACTAAAGAGAGTAGTCAGTGTTGGAAAATCTTTGATGCTATCATGGGCAACACTCCAAGAGTATTGCTTTATGGTGTACCTGGTACAGGTAAATCGTATCAAGCCAACACAACAAATCTAGAAGGTAGAGAAAGCTTCAATGTTACGCTAACTGAGGACAGCTCAGCTAGTGAGATGATTGGACACTATGTTCTAAATGAAGAAGGTGGTATGTCTTGGATGGACGGAGTAGGTATTCAAGCATGGAAAGATGGTGCTAGACTTGTTATCAACGAGATAGACCATGCAGGTACAGACGTTATGTCTTGTCTACATGCAATCCTTGATGACCCTGAGTTCACAAAGTATACACTACCTAATGTACAGAAAGAAACTGTAAGACCACAGCCTACGTTTCAAGTTGTTGCAACTATGAACGGAGTGCCTGAGGACTTACCAGAAGCATTACTTGACAGATTTCCTGTCAAGATACATATTGATACTGTTCACCCAGATGCAATAGAGATGCTTCCTGAGAAACTAAAGTATGTCTATCACGACTACAACAATGGACAGTTCTCTGTTCGTAGATGGATAGCACTAGCTGAGCTAATGGAGAAAGAAGTAGATACTGATATTGCAGTCAAGTCTATTTTTCCAGACCAAGCTGATGATATACTAGATGCTCTTGCTGTTGCAGAGTAATGCTGTTCAAGAAAAGAAGTAAAGCACTTGATAAAGAAAATCACTTTATCAATCTAGCTTTACAAGATGAAGGAAAGAAAGAAGTCTATGTACATGACTTACTAGATGTACCTAATGTACTAGACAAGAATACTGTTCCTGTTCTTATTAATGCTGATAAACAAATACAACGTAGAGAACGTATGTATGGTTTGATGCAGAACAAACTATTTGGTAAAGCAAGGTACTTGAAAATGTTACCACATGACAAGAAGTTTGCTCTACCTGTTGCTCAAAGGATGTCAGTTCTCTGGCAGTTTGACAGAATAGCGTTTACAGCACGAAGGACATTTCGTAATCTGTATTCAATGAGGCAGGAAAATGGTTTGAGAACATCATTGACTTTCTCATCATTGAGAGATATTGCTTATCGTATTGTACATGAGTTCTACAATGAGAGCGACAAGAAAACTATTTGGAAACTACTGAGTAGGACTGTCGGTATGTACAATATTCGTGTAGCTAAAAGTGATTATTACTATGGTTTGAACACCGAGTTACCAACGCACATTGCTAAACACTATATTAACAATGAGCCTTTGGAAACAGGTTATTACAACTTTAGTGATTATGCTACTGATATTCCATATCATTTTGCTGTTTACATAGCACAATCTATTGAACAAGCACAACCTACTGCAAGTAGAAATCAACTGATGGAGGACTTCAAGTTCATATATATTCATATATTGGCTTATTGTCAAGGTCTTAAATCAGGTGCTAGAGTTCTATCAAGAAAGAGAAACAGCAATGTTACTCAACAGAATGTAAAAGATATTGTAATGTACCTAAGTTACAATAACTTTTTGAATTGGCTAGAAACCTCTGTGAACAACGGAGATATACTAGAGTTACCTTTTGGTACACCAATCACTAATTCTAAGATAGAAGCTCTTGATGATGATGAGTTTGATAGTAAATTCTCAATCAGTGAGTATGGTCGTGTTACTGAGAGAGAGGACAATGAGGAATACGAACTACTGAAGGAAAACAGTATGGTATTACCTGATTGGGTAGACAGCGACTTAGAAAATGAAATCATTAAACAAGCTAATGATATGGTAGAGAAACATGTTCTCAATGCTTGGTCGCATGAAGCTCAACATGGTAAAGCAGTACGCAGAAAGTTTGTTCCTAATCGTAGGGATAAAGTTGCAGAGATGAAGTTGCGTAAGCAACTAAGTGATGCAGGTGTCAAACCTAGAGATGTACACAGAATACTTACTGATAAGAAAGTATTTTCTAGAAAGAAAAGAGTTGCAGGTGGCTCTGTAATGATTGACTTTAGTGGCTCTATGGGTTGGTCTGTTGATGAGATTAGAGAGATTATACGCATACTTCCAGCTAGTACGATAGCTGGTTATGTCGGTTATGATGGTATTGAACACAATGGTGAAATTGTGTCGGGAGATATTCGTGTCATTGCTGATAAAGGCAAGTATGATGATAGTGCTGTTCTTAAACTGAAACAGCATGGTGCTAACAATATTGACTTAGCTGCTATTAAGTGGCTAGGCGAACAAGATGAGCCAAGAATATTTGTAAGTGATTTGCAAGTTGTCGGTGTTAATGAATATGGCGATACTGCAAGTGGCTTATCTAAAGAATGCAGGGCAGATGTTGTGAGAGCTATTGCTAAACATAACATCATACCTATTGAAAGCTATGATTTGGTAAAGAGATTTGCTGAGAGATATGCTAAGCATGTAGGTTAATCTAGATTAATTTACTAGCTATGTCGCTCTCTTCGTAGCTAGAAGTGGGGTGTAGTGTAAAAGGCGTTTATTCATTTAGCCTTCCTTTTCTACACCCCACATTTTTTTTATTTTATCTATGCATATGCATATGCATATGGTATGATTAGCGTATGAAAGATACAGAGAATATAGATACGTTGCTTGATAAAGCAACTAAGAATACTAAAGGTGGACATGTATCTTGGTACAAAAGAGTACCTAGTGATGCCCAACCTTTTGTAGATGAATTACAAAACAGGGTTGTAAACGAAGGTGTCAAAGCTAATGCAAGAGTGGTAGCAGACATCTTAGCTAATGAATACGATTTCGTAGTATCGTACTCTAGGGTACGTTCTTGGTTAGCCAAATTGGAACAACAACATGCCGAAAAAAACGGATAAACAACTAGCTAGTCTAATCGCTGAAGCTGAAAGCGATAAGATAAAAGACCTTAAGAACACTAACGAACGATTGCTTAGACAAATAGACAAACTCAAAGACAAGAAAGCAGACTTAATAGAAGCTGTATATCAAGGTGCTCGTGATGGTATGAGCACTCTAACCCTTCCTAAAATATCTAAAACAACAATCCCCAATAAAAAGACTAAGGACACCGAGATTTGTGTGCCGTTGCTCTCAGATATTCAACTAGCAAAGCGAACCCCAGACTATGACAGTAAGATTGCAGAGAAGAGAGTTATCGAGTATGCCAATCGTATAGTCAAATTAACTAAGATTCAAAGACAATCACACAATGTAAACAAATGTGTAGTTCTTGCACTAGGAGATATTGTAGAGGGAGAGCTTATATTTCCAGGGCAGTCACATTTAATTGATAGTTCTTTATATAGACAAGTTACAGTAGATGGTCCAAGAATATTGTATGCATTTTTTACAACTTTATTACAAGAGTTTGATGAAGTAGAGTGTTACTGGGTTATAGGAAATCATGGAGCACTAGGCGGTAGGTCTAGGCGTGATTATAATCCTGAAACAAATGCAGACAGAATGTTAGGTAAGATACTTGACACTATGTTTGCAAATGAAAAAAGAATAAAGTTCCATATACCAGAGGGTGTTGACAATCATTGGTATACAGTAGCTGACTTAGGTGTCAAAGCTAAGTTCTTCTGTTTCCATGGTGATAACATTCGTGGAAGTATGGGGCTTCCTTTCTATGGTTACAACAAAAAAATACTTGGGTGGAAAGCATTAGCATCACAAGGTCTAATGGAAAACTTCACCCATGCAGTCTGTGGTCATTACCATACTCCAACATCTTTGTACATAAATGATGTTCGTGTATGGGTAAATGGCTCAACTGAAAGTTATAACAGTTATGCACAAGAACAACTTGCAAGTATGGGAAGACCTTCACAATTTTGTTTGTTTGTGAAACCTTCCAAAGGAGTTACTGCAGAGTATCTTGTTAACCTAGAGGAATAAAATGGCGAAAGTAAAAGAAACTAATGTCAAAGCTGTTGAGTTTGCAGGGGTTGGTTCAATACCATATCTTGTAATACAACAGAAAGATGGTAAGTATAAACATGTACCTATCAGAACAGGTGTAACAAACCTAAGCGACATTGGTCAAGAAGAAGAATAAATATAACAAAGGAGTAAAAATGGCTTGGCAGGACAACTATGAAATGGTTGAGGATAGGCTCAAAAAGTTTTGGGCAGACTATCCAAATGGAAGAATAGATACACAAGTAGTACACATCACTGATGATGGAACATGTGTAACTATTAAAGCAGAGATATTTACTGGAGAAGAAGGAGAGGTATTTCCTGTAACATCAGGTATAGCTCAAGAAACTAAAGGGCAAGGCGGATTTGCAAATGAAGATGCTTGGGTAGAAAACTGTGAGACATCTGCGATTGGTAGAGCGTTGGCTAATTATAAGTATCAAGGCTCAGGTAAAGCAAGACCTAGTGTTGAAGAAATGAGTAAAGTTAAAAAGGGTAAGCAACCGCCAATGCCAACCAAAAATGAGGAGAAGGACATTGCTCAGGGGGATGGAAAAAAGGCTACGCCTCCGTCCTCCACTTCTCCTGTACAACAAATAAAGGACGCAGGGTTTGGCAATAGGATTGGAGATAAACACCCAAGCGGTGAACTTGCCATAAGTGCAGATGGTTTGCTTTGTATATGTGGTGGTCTCGTGAAATATGTAAAGGCTCAAGAAAAAAACAAACCTACTAGCCCTGACTTTAGATGCACTCTTGCAGCTAAATGTACAGCAGGAGATACAGTAGATGGTAAAGTATTTTCTAAATCATGGTGGATGGACAACAAATCTACACCAGAGAGTTGGAAAGATTTTGCAGCAGTATCTAATGGTATGAAGTTACCAGATATTAAGACTCTTGATAAAGGTGATGTACCTTTTTAATTAAATCAGCAACAGCCGTGGTAGAAAGGATAACACCCACGGCTTTGCTATAAAATTATTTACTAATTTGTTTTTTTGCGTACGCTTTGACAACAGCTAAAGCTGCACCGCCACCTGCAATAGCCGCTAATTGTAATGAATCAGCGTCTACTCCTGCAAGTGGAGCAACAACTAAAGCACCTATGAACGCTTCAATGAATGTCCATACTGTTCTCTCTAGCATATCTTTGAGTTCTTCACTCATCTTGTAACTCCATGCTTCATTCCAAGGAGTCCACCCCACATCTTTCTTAAATGTGCCGTCTTGGTTTCTTCTTCTATTATTTTTTTCAAATAAATCTGACATTATGTAATATTCCTACCACTAAGTTTAGCATTCAAAACTTTGATTTCTCCACTTATCTCTTGTAACTTCTCATAAACATCTGATTGTTCTGCAGGTTTGTCAAGCAAGTTTTGTATGGTTGTATATTCTATTGTAACTTTCTTACCTTGAAGTAATTGATTAGCTACTTTTGCATACATTTTTTTATAAGCTACTGTGCTTGAACCTACAAAACCATCTTTAGATATTTCTAAGTCTTGTTGTGTTTCTCCAACAATAAGACAACCTGATGTATGTTCGTCTGTGTTGCCTGTATGAATTAGTATGTAAGTAAAGTTAGGTACATCTTGTACATGCAACATACCATAATGTGCATTCTTATATCTTTCTGAATACTTGGCGTGAAATCCACCAGTCTTTCTAAATTCAATATCATACTTACCCTCTGGTATGCATGTCTCATGCATTACTTTTACCGCTTGATATTGGTCTTCTAATGTATAACATTCAAACTGTCCGTCAATCAACAATATTCCGTTGGTTGCGTCAGTTCCGAATTGTGTCCTTACTACTGTTAGTTCCATGTGATTCTCCTCCGTATTTACAATTACATATGGATATATGTGTTCCTTCTTTAGTTACGTTTGTATAGCACATTACTTTCTAAATCCTATAGTCAGTAACCAAACAGCAAGTGTTATTACTGTAGCTAGTCCTGTTATCTGTTGAGCACTACCTGTAAGGGTAAGTGTAGCAATAACTAAACCAACTAAAGTCCATGATAAGTTCAATGTTTCTTTTATAGCCTCAACTAACCAAGTCCATAGTTTTTTTATCATAATGTTTTCCTAAACATAAATGCTGCCATAGTAGCTATTCTAGTCAAAATAACTGGCACTACCACTTCTTGTGCTTTTTCTTTTTGGTCTGAAGTCATGTCATCTCCAATGCTTGATAATTTAATTTCTGTTAAATCTATATCAACAAATGTTTCTATTGGATTATCTAAGAATGTTTCAAACTGTACCTCTGTAACAACGTCAGCAAGTGTGTAGTTTTCTACATCTGCATTTTCTACAGCTCTCTCGACATACTCTTCAACAGCTACTGCAACAACTTCGTCTTCTTTTACAGCCTCTGCAATAATCTCAACATCTTCTTTCTGTACCTGTAATACTTCTGCAACAACCTCTACTTGTTCCTCCGTAAGTTCTTCTATTTCTTCTATAGCCTCTTCAACAACAGCTTGTACTATCTCTTGTACTTCTTCTGTAGCTTGGTCTAGGTTTTGTACACCTATATCATTGACCTCTTCTATAACTTCTATAACTTCTTCGGTGTCGAGTTCTTGCACATATACTTCAATGGCTTCTTCAACTTCTTCATCTGTTAAGTCTTCTTCTATTTCTATTTCAATAATTTCAATTTGTACTTCCACGATTTCATCTTCTTGCGGAATTTCTTCCTCTGTCTCGGAGTCATCTCGTAGTACATCTTTGTCCAACTCATTAACTTCTTCCTCTATAATTATTTCTTCTATATCAATTACGATATCTTCTATCTCTTCTATTATAACAATTTCTATATCTTCGAAGGTGTCTAAGTATTCTTCAACCTGAAGGACTGTTTCATTAAACTCTTGAATTTCTTTTTCAATATTTCTTTCTTCTTCAGTTTTATGTTCGGGTTCATCTTGATGTCTATCTTCATTAACATCAGGTATATCAACATCATCAGAAAGCTCTTCTCTGTCCTCAACCATATCTTCGTCATCAATGATTTCAATATCATATTGTTCTAAATCTCCTCTCTCAATTTGTTCGTCAGTTAATTCTACACCATATATTTCGTAATTTTTTCTACGTTCATTATCTCTTTCTACAGTGCCATCATCTATCTCATGTTGTTCATACTCTGCTTCAGTTCCATCATCAAGTACAACAACAATTGTTTCGGGTTCGGGTGGTGCAGGAGGTGGTGGAGGAGGAGGAGGTGGAGGAGGTGGCAATGTTGTAGTAGTTGTTGTAGTAGGTTGTATATATTTAAATGATATATTATCTAACAAAGACCAGTCATTTATTGTTATGGTAAAACTTTCTATAAAAGTTTCAAGAGTATCGTATATGTTATACACCACATCTTCAAACATATTTTCTATATCTGTATTGTCCTGACCTTCAAGAACATTTTCTTGTGTAGTTTCATCAGTGTGTGTATATGTAACTGTGCCGTCATTATTTAATGCACCAATTCTAAAACCTACTTCATATATATCTATTTCTAGTTCTTCTTCATCTACTGTTGTTGTTTCAGGAAGAGTAAATGTATAGTCATTACTATCATTTCCATGTTGAAAATAATGTAAGTTCATATGAAAGTCTTCCATACCACAACAATTCCAATTACCATTGCTGTGTTTATCGTCTATTTGTATATTATTTTCTACTTCATTACCCTGACTATCTAGCTCATCTTCAGGAATAATTATGTCTGTAGTCTGTTCATAAGTTTCAGGAACAGTTGTTGTAGTTGTTGTAGTCGTAGTAGTAGTTGTAGTATCTGTAGTTTCTTCTTCTACTTCTTCTTCTGTTTCTTCTTCTGTTTCTTCTTCTACTTCTTCTTCTGTTTCTTCTTCTAAAGGACCATCAAAAGTTTCTACTTCCTCGACTTCTCCTGGGATAGTCGTAGTAGTAGTATCAGGTACAGTAGTGGTAGTAGTAGTTGTAGTATTATCTGATTCATTTGCTAAAGCCGATAATGGCATAACAATAAGTGATAGTACTAACCACCATTGCAACAGCCGTGTCCGCAGCATTCCATATAACCTCCTACATTAGTGCGTTGACCAACACCACCAATGCAGAGCCTGCAACTAACCAACCACTTAGTTCTTGTCTTGATATTTTTGAATTTACTTTCTCATGAAGCAAATCAATTCTCTCGTTTGTTTTTTCTTGAGTTTCAATAATAATATTTAAAAGTTCTTTATTTGTGTAACCATTACCA